TTAGCTCCTTTCTGTACTAATATACTAGCTATGGTATGTCTAAATAGATGCGGATAAACCCTCTTTTTAATCTTTGCCCGTTTGGATACTACTTTAACTAGCTTTCTTAACGCCCAACTGGTGTATTGTATACCCTTCCTCATTGTCGTGAAAAGCCAATCTTCAGCATTTCGTTTATACTCCCCCAAATACTCGCCAATTGTTCTAATTCCGTCTTTTTGAATATTTACCACCCGATCCTTATTGAATTTTCCACCAAATACCTTAATAGCATTGTTTTCAAAATCTACATCTTTAACTTTCAATGAACACAATTCTTTATTTCTTATCCCAGTATAAGCTAAAAGCGACAAAAGGGCTCTTTCTCTGACATTCTTTGTGGATGCTAAAATCCTAACTACCTCCGCTTCCGATAAGATTTCCTTTATCATTGGTTGTGGCTTTCTTGGTCTGGCAAGTTTAATCGGTCTTTTAAGAAAGGTACAATACCTCTCAACAATAATAATAGTATTTCTTAAATGGGAATACGAGTATCCCTTTTTGTGCATCTCTGCAATATATTTTTCTATTTGTTTTACAGTTGGTCTTTGTGTCCCTAAATCCCTTAAAACCTTACTTAATGTGCGCTTGTAACCCTCAACAGTTATAGTACAAAACCCATGTTTTGCGTAAAGTCCGTTGTAAAAATCTTCGGTACTCATGTCACGCTGCAATCAAGCCCAAACTAACTAATGCAGCGTGAATACCTTCTGCCGTTACTGCAACACCTGTTGGCTTAATAACTGGAGTTGCTAAACCATAGAAACCGAGTTTGTTTCCAAGCACCTGAATACCGATAGTTTGTGTTCTGTCCGCTGTTCCTGTTGCTCCTGCCACACAACCATATATCTTGACACCGCTTTCGCCTGTTCCTGTACTCAATCCACCCTGTATAAGCAAATCCCCGCCGTTTTTATCTGTTGCCGCCGACGTTGCTCCGCCAGCCGTGATTGTAAGCGTATTCCCCGCCGTATCCGCAGTCAATTCTCTCTCCATCCAAAATACTCGTGCCGCCTCACCACTTAACGAAAGCAGATTTGTGGGTGCTGTCGTCCCGATGCCGACGTTGCCCGCTATATTTAATCCATCGTCAGTCTGTAATATATTTGCTGCACCACGGTACAAGTTTGTATCAACAGAAGCATTACCTGGTCCCCAACGCATTGTACCGTCTGCCGTTACATACCATCGATTATTTGAATCACCAGTGACCCAAGTTAAGAAAGCGTTATCTGTAGAACTAGCTCTGACGGACTCTATCATATCATCTGTTCTAAGTTCATTTGCTGCACCTCGGTATAACGTTACATCGCCTCCAAAATCAATTCCACCTGCGGCTGTTGTTGCCGCCGCAAAACCCAACCTCGCCCCCGGTCCCGTCGTCCCGATGCCGACAAACCCACTATTCAATATCGTCATCGCTTCCGTAGCCCCATTGTTGCCAACCAGAAAGTGCATATCGGCTCCAGTGGTTCCAACACCGGAAGTGGTTTGAAGAGATAAATCGGCGGTAGTAGCCGAACCGCCAATAATAGTCAAACCAGATGTGTTACCGATAAGCGAGTCAACAGCAGAGCTCTTCAGCCCAATCTGGGTGCTACTTTTGTAATAAAAAGGAACTGCGGGTGATGCCGGCATATTATGTAAAGTAAGTGTACCTTACTCCCTCACCATTAACTAAAGAATCTATATATATATCAGCCAGATTATCTATTTCTAATTCAAAAATATCCCCAGGATACAAAGCAATTCCTGTTCCCGTTGCGGCGGTAGAGTCTACTCCCATCGCCCCGACTGCTATCAAATTAGTATTATCTGTCTGGGCTTGAATAGTTACTCTTTTACAAGCAATAGAAGCGCCCAACACTACATCTGTTCCTGCTGTAGTTACTGTTGTCACCCCATGTCCTATTCCTGTAATATCATGACCTACTCGTCCTATGGTATTTGTACCTGTTGCAATTGAAGTTACATCAACGTCGCCTATATCCACTCCAGAATTAGCGGCTAATTTACCAATGGTAGCGCTTCCAGCTTGAAGCGTAGCTTGTGTAGCAAACGTACCTGCGTTAGTTACAGCATGGGAAGGAACTGAGGTAAGAGATACTGGTTGGGTTTCGGTTAAGTCGGCTTTTAGTTGGAGTTCTGTTAATAAAGTATCTTGTTTACTTGAAGTAGCATATCCAGTAATTGCGCTTGGTGGTGTTATAGTAGAAACCTGCCCTGGGTCAATTTTTATTCTGACAGCTGTATTACCTTCGCTATCCTCTACAAACTTATCGTGGGTTCTCTGATTAGTAACTTGTGATAGTGTCATATTACCTTACCATTCCATGTTGTTGCATCTCACCAGCCACATGAGTTGCAAAAATTTGCTGAACCTCTGGTGGTGCAGAGGCATACATATCTGTTCTGGTAAAGTCAGAATGGGTTTGAGTGTGAACAATATCCGCACCTTCAGTGGGTGGAATTTGCTCCCCATTCATCATACCCATATTTTCCTTATCTGCCAAGGCTATCATTTTTTGTGGGTCTGTCGTGCCTTGAAATTGCTGACCTCCTTCACTTTGAGCGTGGCCCGCAATAGCCAAATCCATCTGACCTTGTTCCATTCTCTGGTCTCTGGCTTTTTCCGAAAGTTCCTCTACATTAGGAAATTCAAACTGTCTTAAAATCTCCTCCGCTGGCAAAACTCCCATTTCCCCCAGCTTCATCATAGTTTCTCGTTTTGCTTCCAACGTGTGTCCTAACCACGAACCAATCTTTACAATGACTTCGTTATCCTCAGTAATAATCGTAGCTCCCTCTGGTCGTTGCTTTGAACCCTCTCCTATTACCTTAAGATATTCCTGACCTTCCTCTGGTTCTGCAATCTTGGCTATCCTTGAAACCTGATACTTTTTAGCTATAATATTTAAAATTCTTTCTCCAACAACCGACAAAAACGACTCCAAAGACGCTGTTAATCCTGTCAAGTTATTAGAATCTGCCGCTTGAATTGCCTCTAATGTGGCCCCAGACCTAGCTCCTGTGGGCATTCTCCCAAGAGCGGCATCGTGCGCTCCTAAAATATCTTCCAAATAAGCATTCAATTCATCCGTAACTGCGTCATATCCTGCGGGCATTGGGTTCATAGTCATTTGGGCGTAGGTTCTGCCTTTATTTATTTCTAACACCTCGCCCATTTCGTTTGTAACAATCCCCGCACCGTGTCCCTTTTCAGCTATAACTCTATAAACCAACGCTTGGTTCATGTACATAATCTTTTGAGAAAGTGCTCTATCTATAGCTTTATTCAACGGTACGGCATCAGTTACCCACGCTCTTTGATAAACCTTTAGCGGATTCATTTGTATTTGATAAATATAAATTGGATATTCCTTATCTTCTAAATCTTCTTCTTTTAATACTTGGTCTCCAGAATAAGTAAAAAGTTTAATTCTTCCCTTCTTTGAATTCTTCTCGTCATCCCACAGTAAAAACTCCTTTACCGTAGCGGTAGGAATTACCTTTTCCTCATCCGAACCCATTTCCTTTTTTATAATTTTGGCTTTTAATCTTGAAGTAGCCAACTCCTCATCGGGCTTTACTTCTTTTCTTGATTTTTCATCATATGTTGTGTCGGATTTTATTTCATCTACCGATTTAACTACTGTTTTAGCCAAGAATCGTGAAACAAGTCTACCTGCATATAAATACGCTCTTCTATCCCACCATACATCAAAGGGGTCGTGCTGTCTTACCCTAACCTGCCCGATTCCACCTTCCGCATTTTCATCCCAATCAATTTCTATAACACCAACAGAAGTAGAAAGACCCGTATCTACAACGCCCGAAACCATTTGTTCAAGGTGTAATCTTCTGTATAAATAATCCATTGTCTTGCCTATTCTTCTGGCATTTTTTACCGTATCGTCATCAGTATCCCCGGGAATAATCTCCCACTTAGGTTGTGTTCTTGTTACATAATTTTGAATAGCTCTTTTAGTGGAACGAATCTTATTGACCATCATTCTAACTTCTCCTCTTTTCTTTGGAGGATTGGCTTCAAGATTTCCTGTTACAGTATTAACCATCATATAATGGTTTCCACGTTCAAATTGGTAGTTTGTGTACCATTCTAGGTCATTTAGTTCTCTGGAGGTTTTAACACTCTTTAATAAAGACTCACAATAAGCTATCTTTTGCTCGTTGTCTAACTTGTCCCAGGGTTTTTTGTCAACTTCTATCATTATTTTTCCTCAGCTCGTAAAACCTTTTCAACTCCAGCTTCTTCCATTGTTACATAAGGGTCTTCTTCTTCAACTGCCGACTTCTCTGGTTCTTTTTCCACGGCGGATTTGTAATCTGTTAAATCCTTACTCATAAGTTTAAGCTGTAATCTTTCTCTTTCCGCTCTATTTTGAAAATCAGAAAATACTAAATACGCAAATTGAAAGGCAATTACTATAATTAAGAAAATCTCCATTTGTCAATTATACCACTAAAAGTATTCTGTAGAAAAACTACATATATTGTGTATGAACGCTAACATCAGGAAGTCGTATCGTCAATAATTTTCACCAAGGAACTCATCTATGTACTCCGTGGGCTTCTCCTTACCCTTAATTAAAATATCCTGTAAACGACTTCCAGAACCCCTAAAAGGTTCGGAAACCACATCAGCGGGATGGGCTATATCCTCGACATCCGACAAAGCATCAATAATATCGTCCCTCTTACCATGAGGAAAATGCAAAATCTGCTCTTCAAGGTCAAACATCTCCCTTTTAATGAATATCTTTCCCCTCTCAAATCTAGGTTGTAAAACCGAACGAATCCTCTGCTCCTTAGAGGTTTGCCCACGAGCGTTAATTTCTACTAAAGGAAGATAAATCTTTCTCCTGTCTTCCTCGTCATGTATTGGAAGCATAAGTCCCTGGGCTTGACCTATCACCTCTATCGTCATTGTTAACGGATTCCATTGAAGTCTAACTGCAAAGAGCTGTTCAATAAGTTCTCCAGTAGTCCATTGCCCCCCACGGGTTTCCAAAACCCACCAGTTATTGTCCCAATCAACCCCAACAACTGTAATTGAAGATTCATCTGCCTGGGTAGATTGACTAACGGCGGGGTCACAAACAGCAAAAATATTAAGTTCTTTGGGCGGGGATTCGTAGGTTTCCCCTTGTCCGTAATATCTTATCTGCTCATGACTTACAAGGGACGATTTATCGTCAATCGGATTATTTTCGTAAAACGAACTAAAGATGTAGGAACCTTGAAGCATCCGAAGTTCTTTAAGTTTTTCCTCACTTAAAAGTTCAGGGAAATACAAACTACCGTCCTCATTATGTGACCCACGAATATAGATATCTACTTCCCCCTTGTATTTATCCTGAATCCAGGAATATAAATCATAATAACTCCAACGAGTCCCAATAATTAAAAGTTCACCATCATAATCAAGAAGTGAGAAGGCTCTTCTCCACCAATCCACCACCTTGTCTGTCAAATATCTAGTGCTGGAATTTTCAAGATTCATTAAGTCATCACAGATTATTTTCTTATAATGTCTAGAAACTAGATTTCCTCCTACTCCAACCGCCGTAACATTAGCCTCCTTACTACCCAATCCCTTACCTGTTACATCAAATTCGTTTTCATTCCATCTAAGACTAGGGTCGTAAAACTCCCCATACAATCTTTTTAATTCTGGATTCTTTCTGAAATGTTCCTTAATCTCCCCGACAAACTGTTGTGCATTAGCAAGTGTTGCATTGGCAATTAGAACACTATTTTTTCTGTCCTGACAAATAGCTTGAATGGTTCTACCAACAGTAAAGAAAGAACTCTTAAAAGTACCTCTAGGGACTAGAATCATTTTTATTCTCTTAGTTGAATGTCTATACCAGTTATCCCACTCCCCGTGAACACGCTCAACTAAAAGATTTCTGCGTCTTTCCTCTGATTCTATAATAAATTTATTAAAAAAGAATAAATTTCTAAGTCCTTTTTCTTTCTTTTTAATCAGAAGACTTCTATAAAGTTCTTCCTTGGGTGTCATAATCTTCTAAATCTTTCTCCAGGACTGGTCTTTTAGTTCCTGGCTTAAATATCCCTCTGGCTGAAGCTAAGGAAACGAGTTTTCTCCAGGGCATTTCAGGATAGCTCATATCTGTAGCCGTCATTTCTTTATCGTAAGTGGGATTGTATTCCACAAGCCCTACTCTAGCTCTTTCCAGGGCGTGGATTGCTACATGCTCAGGTAGCGTCTTTGATTCCTTTGACTTAAAATATATACGAATCCCTCCATAGGAAAATTCAACATTCTCGTCCTTAGGATTATATAAAATCATTTAGCCCTCCTTACTTCAAATAAATTTTTTCCTGTCTTTTTATTATAAACCACAAAAGGCAAATCCTTTAAATAAATATACATGTTACGATTAAACATTCTCATGTTTATTCTTTTCATCTTTATCCTTTAAACCCTTATAAGCAACTGTTAAAAGCCCGTGTCTTTCACATTTGGGGTTGGGACAGAATGGTATTGAAGGGATAAACTCCTTGTCCCCGTTGTTAAAGAAAGGTAATCCTAATAGCGGTATGTTACATTTAATGCAAAGTTCCACAGGTAAATTATACTCCTGTCATGACATCTATTCAAGTTGTGATTGGAGTTCCTTAATATGCTTATCTAATTCTTCTTCGGTCATGTCTACATTTAAGTTAAGCGTAGCCTTCTTTTCAGGAGCGTAAACTCCTGCGACCTTATTTATTTCCTGAACAAACTTCAACCTGACTTCGTGGTCTACAAAACCGTCCTTGGTTTCAGCGTCCAATCCCTCTAAGAGGACATCCTCCGTCTTAGAATCAGCCCCCAGAATCTTCTTCTCAACTAAGGAAGATACAAGTGCCTCTCTGAAGTTTGTGTTCTTTAGATTATAAGCAACAACCTGAAGGGCGGAACTTCTGTTTTTAGCGTTATAAAACTTCTCGGTGGATTCCAAAATATCCATTTTCTTCCCCTGTTCCACCTTCTCAGTAACGTCTTTGATTACTAAATCCTGCTTATAAGTTAATCCGAAGGGATTCTTTTTCGTTCTATGTGGTGTTCCCATGTACCTCACAAAACCATTTACCATTCTTTTCAACAGTGGCGTTATTCTCACATAAATAATAAATATCTCCCCCAAAGGGTTTAGGAAATAAACACTTCTTCTTATGAACCTCTGATTTAAGGTAGGAATCTATATTATCAGGCATTGGGTCGGGAGCACCTTCATATTTGGTTTCAGAGCCCACCAATACCTCATTGTCCTTTTCTACCCGTAGTCCTTCTTTAACAACCTTCTTTGTAACACTACCAACTCTGGGGTCTTTAAGCATCCTCTCCCCCGTCGTTCTCATCCATTTAGAAAGAGATACTCCTTCACGAGCTAGAATACTTTTAAGCTCTCTATGTAAATCCTCTGGAAGATAAACTACTACTCTTTTATCCATATAAGTAGTATTGCACATATTGCATATACTGTCAAATCTTATCCAATATCTTAGGGTACATGTTGCATATATTGCATACATTACTTCTAAATTTGATGTACGATTTATAGCTCTGTTATACATAAAATATCCAAGCGAACGCACATCGCAGCCATACCCCCCCGTCTGTTCCTGCTGTAGCCACGCTATTTGTGTGCTGTAGCGTAAGTGAGTGCGAGAATTATGCGGGAGTGTTATAGGTAATATAAATTATGTAGGAATACTAGAATACACACACCTACCCTACTAGTACACCTTATATATATCTTGTCCCTTACTCTAGTGGGTTTCATGCTTTTTGAACTCATTGTCCTATATTGATAGCTGTCTATAGCTGGTGGGCTTTGAGGTTTACGTAGAATTCGGGTATTCTTTTAAGTGTTTTTTGATTTGGTTAGTGTAACAGCATAAATAGACTATTGACAATATGTGGATATGAGTTTATCATTCTTATGTATTGATAATAGTTATTTAATAGACTGGTGGTGATTATTATGTTAGACAGTTACGAAGTTAAGAACTTATCTCAAGCGTGGCTAGAAATTGCAGGGGATACAGCATTTAGTTTAAGAGCAAGAAAAGAAGCGAAGAAACAAGCTAGAGAGCTTTCACGTTTGTATGTACTTATTTAATTTGGAGGGACTGATGATTAAAAAAGAATTTGTGGAAAAGTTAGAAGATATCAGACGGGAATATCTTGACTACTATAATGACCATAAACTCATTGTGGCGGACTACACAAAAAGAGATATATGGAAAAACACTGAAGCACTGAACATTGATGTTTTAACGGACATGCAAGAGCAGATTATGGAGCGAACAGTGAGCAATGAATACGAGGATTGCATGTTCATTGGTGGGTTAGTACATGCGATTGACAATCTTATCAAAGAGTTTAAGTAATTATTTAATTTGAAAGGATAATGAAATGAATTACTATAAGAATGAAAAAGAAGCGTTTGGCGCTTTACTTGATTATTACCCGACAGACAATGAATTAATTGAAACACTAAAGGAAGACGAACCGCACGATAATATAACAGAGCTTTCGGACTCATTAGTTGATATTTATACCCACGACCTTTTAGAGTGGCTACCTAAAAACTACTACTTTGTTGAGGATGCAATACAAGAGTTTGGGTTTCCAGAAGATACGGAGGGAAAACCCGATATGATAAAAGCAATAATGCAAGGACAGTATTATGCTATTGAACAAGATTTACAAGGAACATGGGAAACCCTAAAAGAAAAGTTGGAGGAATGGGAGGAACTAACCAAAAAGTCAGCGTCATTTATTGAATGGGTAAATACAACTATTTAATGGGCTTGACCGACTGACACGCTGGGCATATAGAGCAGATATGCCTAGCAGTTAGTTTATCAAAGGGGGTGTTAAATATGACAAAAAATATAACTGAATTTGAGGATGTGAGCGATAGGAAACGTGATGATAGTAGCACGAACATAACAAAATGGACAACCAAGAAGCTAAAAGAAGAAGCCACAGTACTATCTGACATGATTTACAACATAGGTTGCTACGGTACCCGTGATTTTCAACGATGGGGCGTAGTTCTAGACGAATTGAGTAACAGAGGTATTGCAGTACATACACACGAGGAACTACAGTTTAATTAGTTAATCAATCCGAAAGGCGGTGAATAATATGGAAGAAACAAAAAGATTTAAGGGCGATGACGGAATTTACTGGTTTGGAATTGTGTCTATAACTGACGGGGAGTATGAGTATTGGGAAAAAGATGTCTGCGAGGCTCTAACGGAAGCGTCAGCAGTTAAGAAACTAATGCAAAATAGCAAAGAGTGGACAAAAAATGACTATAGAGAGGTAGAACTGGTAAAAGTGTATCAGATTAATCAATGCGACTATGAGGTGCTATGCCAGTTTTTGAACTAACTAGACTGACATTACGACTGACACGGTGGTTTTTGTTTGTTAGTCATCAAGAACCACCGATATAATTATAGATATTTAAGACTAACAGAAAGGAACTAATGAAAAAGTTTGAGGATTATTTAAAAGAAGCACACGCTAAACAGTATCGTGGTACAGATGATTTAATGTCAGATGATTATAATAATTGGTTAGGAACGCTTGATGTAGAAGATATTGTATCTGTCGCTGAAATATGGGGATTATTGATGTTTAATGCAGGAAAGATTGAAGTGAACAAGGAAATGGTAGATATAGAGAAAGCTGAAAGAGATGAAATAGCTAGGGAAGATATCCAACATGATGTAAACGAGGAGAAAAAGAAAGACTTTTTAGAGCAAGAAGGGTACGCAAGTTATAAAGATTATCAGGAAAGTGAAGGTTTAATATGACAAAAAAACTAACAAAAATAAATGAAGTATGTGATAAAACATTTGAAGGGAAAGGAAAATGAAACAAAAGAGTAATTACATAATAAGATTTAACGAATTATCAGAGTCAAAACAATCGGAGATACAAAACAATCTAAAAAAAATAATAATGGAAGATAGGGAAATTATGGATCGTTTGGCCTCTAATGGGGGTGCTGATCCGTTTGATATGGATAGACCTGATTCGGATAGAATGCTTGATAACATTGATGGGGCGGTTGATAGAGCCTGCGATAGATCGTGGGTTGAATGGCAGATAGAGTTAATTATTTAAGGAAACATGGTTATATTTGTTGCCGTTTTGTGGCTCATATTACTAACTTATTTAGGAACAAGGGATTGACAATATTATGAATATAGAGTATATTGAGGTCAAGGAGGATATATGAATTACTGGGATAATCCAAAATGGTTTCAAGAGAGAAATAAACATATAGTAAAAGACAAAGAAAGTGGTATGGGAATGCTGGACTTGTCTATTAAATACAAACTATCAAGCACACGGATATTTGCCATTGTAAGTAGAAATAAATTAGGAAAGGAAAAGAAATGAAGGAAAAAGAAGTAAAAGAACACATTTTAGTGGACAATATGCCCGAAGCCAAAAGCTCGGTAAGTTACAGTTTGGTGTCTAAGGGCGGATATCCTTTGATATTTACTGTTAGGTCGCACGATGAGGCAGAACTGTTAGACACAATGAGGTTATTGGAAACCAAACTTGCCACAGATGGATACACACCTGAAGTTAAGAAAAGCTATGGATTTCCAGCTAAACCCGCTCCTCAAGTTGTAGAGGGTGAAATCTGTCCTAAATGTGGAAGTCCTTTAATTAAGTTTACATCCAAGGATGGAACCAAGTCAGGTGTGAAGTGTAGTACGTCTAAATACGATTTTATGACCAAGACTGCCGGTGGGTGCGACTTTGTACGGTTTAATGATTCTAATTCGTCTGAGGGTGCTACAGGAGCTCAGATGACCCTTCTAAAAGAGAAGGGGTTGTGGGATGAGGGTATGACCAAAGCCCAAGCGTCTAAAGTTATCGGAGAAGTGTTAGGAAAGTAAATGGACAAAGATTTAATCGTAATAGACCCGAAACAGATTGCAATATACGCTGATAAGGCGGGTGCATTCTTATTCAAACCTGAAGCGGAGGAACAGATATTAAAGATACACGAAGCTATACTCATGCTTCAGGGATGGGAAGAAAAGATTAAAGAGAGTATTGGGAGTGCTGGAAAGGCTATAAACCCTAACTTCAAGGGAGTTAAAGGAGATAGGGTTAGTTGTATCTATAAGAAGTTTGGGGCTAAATACTCCTATGATTTTACTAAAAAGAATGCCTGTATGCCGTTCTTAAAAGAGAAGATTTACTATTCAGTAGACTCGGACAAAGTAGACAAGTACATTAAAGAGGTGGGAGAATTACCTGATGGCGTCAATGAAACAGAAAGAGAACAGAAATTAAGTATCGCCTACAGAGATGTTGATTAACGAGAGGTTAGTTGATAACTTATGAGAGAGGCTGACACAGACCTTGAGATAGGATAGGAAAGTTTAAGTCTTCTGGACAGGCATTAGTCTTGTCTCAAGGTTTGTGTTAATTATTTAATTGCTAAGAGGATATTTTATGATAGATAAAAAAGAAGAAGTATACAAAAAGGGTTACATTGATGGTGGACTAGCTACAAAAAGCGTTAGTGGGGAAGTAGAGAAAATATTTAGTAGGTTGGCTGAAGGATATGTTATTTGGAAATATGAGGGCGTGGTTCGTGGCGGACGAGCGAAGTACATGTCGAATATTTATGTGGATGATTATCCTACAAATATTAAGGAGGGAGAAGAACTAAGACAATATATCCAACCCACCAAAGATAGCAGAGAGGTAGAGGAATGATCTATACAGTAACTAGAAAATATGTGGATTATTCCATTTGGGGTAGGGTGGGTGTCAAAGAACTTGGAAGAATGTTAGGTGTCGATAAGAGTTATATATCTAAGTTGAGAAGCGGGAAAGTAACTTGCAGTGAGGACTTACACAACAGAGCGCTATTAGCCCTCAAAACCAAACAAAAGGGGAGGGTATGAGTAACCTGCTTTTTGAAATTCGCATGGGTATGTTTGTTTGGATATTAAGTAAACTTGCATTATGCGTACTGCCTAAAGACGCTATAGAAACACTTTTATGGTTAACATCAATGCCCTTTGAGAAGTCGAAGTCTACCAAACAACCAAAAGTAGAGGAGAGTAAATGACAGCAATGCCCGTATATTTAAGCGAACATCTAGGCAAACAATTTAAAAAAGACATGAAATCTATGCCAGAAATCTATAAACCTATGCAAGAAAGCCATTTTACTAATGTCGGGGAAATGGTGAGTTATTTATTTAAAAGATTTGTACATTGGCATGTTAAACAACTAAATATTCTCTTGAAGTATCGTATATGGGAGAGGGGACATGTACCGGAAGTTTAAAAAACAATTTAGAAAATTATGTGAATTTTGTGAAGGTAGGGGATGTATGAGTTGCGATAAGGGGTTTGTTTATTTGAGTAAGCCCAAGTGGATGCTACCTCCCGGTCGCTCTTAATCCCTCTAATAGCTTAATAATAAACTGGTGAGCAATATCACGATCCCCCTGCTCCAACCAATCATCTATAACTTTTAATCTTTGTATTATTTCTTTTGTTTCCATATATTTATGGTTGACGCTATCCTCAGTATTTGGGAGACTATAATAATATTATAGACGTCTCTCCTCAAGCATGAACCAAAGATAGCGTTACCATTTATTCCTCCAATTCAGCACACCTTTAGGGTGTAATAAACAAGAAGGAGCGTGTTGAAATATGGAAATGAAAGAACAAAGTAAAATACCTGAGCAACTGCATTTACTTTCCCATTTATTTATCATGCTTCCAATTCTACCATTAAATGTAACAACTCATCCAATGACCACTGTTTTATTTCATATTTCTTTTCTTCCAGGTATTTCTTATCCTCCGGCCTGTGTTTTAACAACCAGCAATCTCCTTCCCCCCAAAACCATCCCGCTTCGTTATACTCAACAGTCTTTTTTCCCAAAGTGTGATGAGAGGAACAAACCCACAAACGATTTCTTTTATCCCATCTTGTAGCTTTATGACCTCGTTTTATAATATGGTGGGGATCTAGTTTGGAGTAATTTATTCTTTCTTTTTTTGGCAAGGTTTCACATATCTCACAACGAGCTTTTTCCTTGCCAACCGAACGCCATAATTTATCAAGAACACCATTATTTCTCATTAAAGTTTTTTTTGTATATTTCATATAAGACTTAGTTGGTTTTCATCAATCACAGGAACTTTATTTCCCCAAAGCTTCATGGGTTCATCAGGCCTTTTAAATACCTTCTCCATATATTTTGCCCCGTGTTTCCACTGCTCGTAAGTACAGACAATCCCTCCTTTTGGAGTTTTTATACGAAGCTTGTCTCCTGTGCGCTCAGCTTTATTCAAGTACGAGTCTCTAACATAAACGAAATTGCCATAAATTGGTTTTTCTATGAATACTTCAATCATATTAACCCCTGATCGTCAAAATACTTCCAAATATTATATCCCGTACTATCAATAACATTTCTTGCCTCATCCCTAAGTCTTTGAGAATTATGTATTACACAAAAATCAGATTCTGTTCCATTGTTTCTTATCAGTATTGCTTTATCAATATCAATCTTATCAATTTCCGCTATCAAAAAATAAATAGGAATTTGCCATGTTCTCGCCCATTCAAGAGAATCAGAATTTCCTGTCTTAAATTCAAATAAAGTTCTGTTTAATACATCAAGACAATCAAATACTCCTTTAATATCAAACAATTCGTTATAAGGCACAATTACTTCTTTTTCTGTTTCTGGAATGTTTAAATCATAATTAAAAAACCAATTAGGAAAAGAATTATGTGTGTTTATGTATTCTTCTATTTCTTTGTGAACTCTCTTTCCATTGTCCATTGCCACATTACCTGGTCTGTCTACATGGAAATATGTGTCTATTGCTCCTTGTATGTCTCCACGCTCCCAACAGGAAATTAAACTATACGACAGCCGTAATTTTTTTAAAGATTCCATAAATTAAACCTACTTAAATCAAACCTATCTAAATCCCTAACGTATTTCTTTCTGTTAAATAGATATTTTAAGTATAACTTTAATCTAAATCTCATAACCCCCCATCGAAAACATTTTCAATCTCTTTTGGTGTAATGTATGTTCTAAAATAATTTGTTACACTTCTTGCTATATCCTGACTACTACCTTTTTTAAATATTTCTTTTACTTTTTGTTTATCTAGTTCTCTTTGCATAATACTCCTAAATTAAATACACGAGACAGGAAAATACCCCCACCATTTGCACCACCCCACAGATATCCCTATATCCTAATCCTTCTCAATTAAACTCGGGACGACTGATGTGTTATTAGGAGAAGAGATATACCTAATGGTATTGTTAGATTCTCTGCACTAGTCCACTACATGGGTTAGCTAGTCGTTTACCATCTCTTGCGTTTATCTAACTCATCTCTTGTCCGCAAGGTGTAGGTCGGTATGGCACTCGGTTCATTCTTCAAGACAGCGTGCGTTTCCACTTCGGTTTTATTTAAAGTCGTTTTCCGTTAACGACGGACAGCAGAACTACCGTTTAGGTATCCATCAGGTTTTATCCACCCGACTAGGATTAAATATGTTGTAACTATCTATGTGTTTCTTACGAATTTCGAATGATTCTTCGGTGTATATATTTACTTCGTAGTTTCTGGAATTTCCATTTATATGTTTTTCAAGTACCCAACCCTCCACACTTTTATTTATTCCGTAATCAGGTATATTTTTAAAAAAAGCATCTATTAGAAAATTGTGCCTTTTTCTACTAGCCTCATGTTTTATTTGTTTTTCTTTATTCATATTAAAAAACACACTTTCGTGCGTCTATTGACTAATTGTCCTGTTTAATTGTATAATGTAACAACGATTCAACATTGTGCAATTATGTCCTTTTCTTTGAAAGAAGTCAAGGACATTTTTGTAAGAATAGCCCCTAAATGTTTTGCACCTAAGGGCTATCTTTTTTTAGGAAACGGATCTCTTGGGTGTTCGTACAAATACCTAGAAACACACTGTTGTGCAATCCTAGTAAGTGTAGAATCCCAGTCCGTATTCCAGTACTTCTCCTTTCTATCCGTCGCAACTTCACGGTCTGCAAAAACTTCTTCAAAAGCACTTCTATTGTCCCTATATTGACGGTAGGCTAAGGCGGTGTCCGTGTGAATGACAAAAACTACCTCGTTCTCCCAGTCAAGTGTTCCTTGATAGCCCCAACCCACATGGTGAAATTTACAAATAGCCACAAGGTTTGTAGGATAGTCGGGATTTTTCTTAAGAATCCGTTTCGTCCATCCTTGTGGCTTTACGTGGTTTATTTCAATCTTTATGGTAGAACCACAATAACCCCATCCATGTTTTTCCGTGTAGATGGGAAAGTGACAAAACAAAACTCCTTTCGGTGAGTAGACTCTCCTTGCCCATTCAAGTTGCTTCTTGGTGAGAGCCATCTAGTCCTCCTTATTTATATCCTTCTGGAAAGTTCTGCTTATAAACCACAAAAAACACTATTATCCACAGTATAACCATTATTACTGTTTCCATTTGCTCTCCTTATAGAGTGTACTTCTGTACGATAGGTTTGTCTGAGATAAGTCTTAATGATTTTCCTGTAGCAGCAATTCCTCCTGAAACCGCCCCGACTAGCATGGCTTTTAAGGCAACAAAGGTTAAATCTTCCCCCTGTCCGGTTAATAATTGCATTGCCAATGTACCTAAAAATCCGGCAATAAAAATTCTGCCGTATCTGTATAATATTCTCTTCCATTTTGGATATGATTCTTTCATAAATATCACCTTCCTATCATTTTTAAAAATAATTTATAAAATAATTCCTTCTTTGAGTATCCTGATATTTTCATGGATAGTTTTTCTTTTAGTATTTCTGCTTCTTTTTCAGCTTTTTCTGCTCTTAGGCGTTCTTTCTTAAAATCTTTGTTAATTTGTTCCATTGCGTCCTCGTTTGAGGCTGTTATATCAAGGTATCTTAGCTCTGACGCTCTATTTGCCTCTAGGAGCGACTTTTTTTCTAAAGATGACTGTTTTATCGTCTCGTTCATATTAACTATCTGGCTTGCCTGTTCAGCGACGGTAGATTGAAGATTTTTAATGTGTTCTGTAGAAGATTGACTGTCCGAAACATACTTTTTTGAAAGTTCATCATAAGATGTTTTCCATTTATCACGGGATTGTCTCATAGAAATTAGTTCATCCAGTAATTTGTCGTATTTTTCTTGAAGTTCGTCTAAAGGGTCAGAAGTTGTAAAGTTATCTACCCATTCTATTAAATTATTGTCTAGGGGATTGATGTAACCTGCGTATCCGTTTCCCCTATCTCTTGGTTTTAGAAACACTCCAAAGTGAAGATGTGAGCCAGTGCTATTTCCTGTATTGTTTGATGTTCCTAAAACATCTCCTGCAGTAACCTTGTCATTAACTTTAACAAGTTGTTCTTTCATGTGTGCGTATAAGACACCGCATTCGTCATTTTCTACTTTAACATACTTACCGTAACCTGTGGTGTCATCAAGCACTTCTGTAACTGTGCCATTGATACATGAAAATAACTTTGTACCTGTGGGAATTGGTATATCTAAACCGTTGTGTCCAAGCATTCCAAACTTCTCATATGATGCGGGGTTTTCTCCAAATAATTGAGTATATCCTTTATCCGCTCCTTCGTAGAGATTACGTTGAAGTCTAATCTTCATATTCTAATTATCCCCTAAAACCTTCCTGTTTGCAAATGATATAATATATTTATGGAGATAAATTTCTATAGCCAATATAGATTAAATCTAAACAAAAATCTTGACAGCGACTTCACATTTATAGACTTTTCAATTGAATGGGGAAAAGATTATTTTGGAATTAGTTTCGGACTACTTGGAATTATTATTGAATTATTTAAAACTTATGATTCTTAGGATTGAATTTACAATAGCTAGTATGACTGCACCACCAATAACACCAAGTGCTGCTTTATAAGGTTTAAATTCCTCTTTTGTTACTAGAGTTTCAACTATCTTTCGTTCATCTTCTCTTGCTTCAATGTATTCGGTTCTTGTAACAAATCCTGCTTTAAGTTCTTTTATCTCTGTTTTTATTTCAGTAATATCTGACTTTATATACTCAATATCTGTTTGAATTTTACCGATATTAACTTCGTTTGATTGTTTATTTACCATTTTTGTTTTTCCTACTTTGTTCATAAACTTGTTTTAATGCTTCTTTTAATTCTTGTTCATTCTTTTCCATAATAACTAATATTTTCTGTAATTCCTCTAACTTCCCATAAACCCTATCTAATAACTTGATGATTCTTTGGTCAAAGGTTGGGATATAATTTCCCGACCCACGTCCCCATGCACTCATTTTAAATAATCCTTATAAGCTCCCGATGTATAAGCTACCCACGGCAACCAACCATCTCCGTTTCTTTTTAGAGAATCGTCATAAATCATTCTAGCTATTTTTAAGTTATTATCTGGGTCTCTTAACCACTCTATTTTATCTTGCTCTGTGTTGCCAGGTATTTCATCTTTCCAAGTAGGGAGATTTATCTGTGCAACTCCATAATCTGGACTACCCTCTAAGTTTTGAAAGAACTTACCGAGTTGAGATTCCTGAGTAAATATGGCTTTAGCTGTCTTGGGGTCTTCTGGAAAGTATTTATTTATACCAGCCTGTATTGGGTCTTCTTGTGGAAGCTGTACTTGAGGTTCTTGTTGAATGATGGGGGATACAGACCTTTGCATTTCTTCTTGCTTGGATTTTATACCGCTCTCCCTACCTTGAAATAGTCTTGACCAGTCGTCAATGTTACTGTTAGGGTTTTCGTTCCCCCTTATATTACCAATCATTTGTTTTAGAAAATCTGGAATTCCCATAAGTATATTATATCATTGTGTTATTTGTTTAGACTTGCTATACAATGAGAACTCGTAAGCCTTTCCTTTACCCCTAAGAAATTCAAATAGCTTTTTCTCGGTTTCCTTATCATACATTGCCTTTACTTCTTCACCTCTACTCTTGGGGACTATGCCAGTAATAGCGTTTGCTAAAGCGTACATATCATTAAGGTCTTGATTTTTAACTCTTTCCCACGCAGACGGAGAATTCATTACTCTGGCAAATACATTTCTTAGCGTGTTCCATAAAGCTGGATTGGATGTAGTGTAATAAGTGTTCCCGCTTTTATCTTTTAACTTCTGAAGCCCAAACTTATCACTAAGCCCCGCATTGTCTATTTTATCTCCCCATATCTTTTCCACTCCCCTAACTTCTGATAATGGACGGCCTTGATATAAACTTCTATCTGTAGCAGTCTCTAAAGGAACTTTTAATAGTGGTCCAAGACTCTTTGATAAAGTCTTTTCTAATGACCTAGCTGGGGTCTCTCCTATCATCTCCAAAGGCTCAAATGCTGGTATTCCCAGAACTCCCCCAGATAAAAACTTCTCCCCAACCTTAAACGATGGTTGTTCCCTCATATAGGTAGGGACACCTTCCTGATTAGGGTCATATCCCGCAACCCTCATACCCTTTGCCAAAGTAGAGAACTTACCAGGATTGGTCATTAACGCCTCAAGTTCCATTGGAAGGTTTTTCCGAGTGAAAGTGTTTCCTGTGATAGTGATTAACTTACCTTGTTTCATTACCCATGTTTCATTTTCTGTTTTTGGACACCACACCTTACCAAAGTAAGGTTCCTCTGAGAACTTTCCATCCTTTATTCCTAAAGTTTGTGTGTCGCTGATATAAAACCCCCTATCGTTTTTTACGATACGGTAACCAAGCAGTGTAGCCAGAACTTCAAAGGTTTTTCCAACCCCATCCAACTGACAAGCAAAGAATCTCTGTTTTCCCTTAACCGTTCCATCTCCCTTATACATAGCGTCATACATGGCCTCTAAGGACTCTTTAGACATTTCCGTAACTACATTTACCCAATCATCTTTTTGTTTATTTCTTTTTAATAAATGCTCTATTGGTTTAAGATTTTCTTTTATAACGGGAACTGCTACCACCCTACTCTGCGGATGGGGTTTTCTAGGGACACCTCCAGACACCTCTATTACTTCCCTTAGAAACTTCTTCGGGTGTTGGTATATTAACGCCCCGCAGTATCCGCCTCTCCATCTGAAGTACCCATCAGTTAAGAGCCAACCAAGAAGTCTCGCACTTTTAACGTCCAACCCGTCTCCACCTCCGCTGTACTTGGAAGAAACCTTTATGTAATCTTGTTTGGTAAGTTCTGTAGATTCCTTTATTCCGATTGTTTCTGGGTATTTGTATATACCATAAGGTCTTATTGTTGTTCCTTTATTTCTTTTATAAACCCACCTATGATTCGGAGTAAAATACAGCTTGTGTCTTTTATTTTCCCAGGTTCTTATATTTTGGTCATAATCAAAAACAGCAACCTCCAAGACAGGCTTCCATTCAAGGCAGTCTTTTTCTACGTTGTAGGTTATTACCTCTTCCCCTACTATTAAGTCTTGGTGTGTCTTAAACCCAAACTTTGTGAGTATTTCCGATGTATCTGGAACACAGTAAAAGGGACTTATTCTTTTGAATATATATTTTTCTGTATCGGAAAGGTCTGTATAGTCGAATAGGTACTTTCTTACTGATGCCGCCGCATCAACCGAAGAATAACCCTTATTTATCTTATCCATAAAGTGTGCTAGTTTTCCCAAGTCTTCTACTGCATTACCCAAAGCCTTACCACCAGTTTCAGGTAATTTTAAGAGTTTCTTTATTTGTCCTTTGGTAGTTAATTCTTCAAGACCCCCTTTTGGTAAGTCCCCGCCAAAGAATCCATAACCACTTAACGCATTATCCAAAAAGGATTGGTATAGCTTTTCCTGTTTTTCCGATAAAACCCCCCCAGTCTTTTTTATGTATAATATTTCCAAGGCATCTGTGTAGACTTGCGGATTATTTACATCTCCAAGCCAGTTCTGCCATATATTTGATACAAAGTTTCTAGTATGAAACGCAGGCCATACAGAAGTTACGGAGGTTTTCCAAATGTTTTGCACCTTATCAAAAATATTTAAGACATCATTTAATGCTTCATCTGAGAAATATGCTTTATAGGTGTTGTCTATCTGTTTTGCTATCTCTGGACGAAAAACTATATCCCTACCCTTGAAAAATGGAGCTGTAGATTTTACCCAACCCTCTGGAGCACCAGAAGTGGCTCTACCAAGACCAGTAGCGAGGTTTAAATAATCTGACCCAGCAGCCTTCTTTCCTATTCTCTTACCCATAAGGTAAGTTGTGTAAAACAAATCAGTAGAAAACTTTTCAAATCCTAATGTGTCGTTTATTTCCTTAACAGTAGCATTTTTGAATTGGTAAATCTCTCTTTTTAATGCACTGGGAACGACTAAATCTTCGTCAGTAAAATCCATACCCCTTTTAAAGTAGAATTTATCTGTCTTATTAAAGTCAACTTTAGCTAATATATCGTCTATTTCTTTTAACTTATCATCTCTTAAGGACTTAAAATCTTTTATGGTATCTCTTATAGTCCCGATTTTCCCTCTGGTAATACCAGCCTTCTTGACTACTACCTGTCCCTGTTCAAAAGCCTGTTTAGGTGTAAGTCTTCTTACCCCCCCGTGTCCTAAAGCTTTTAATTCTATTTCTTCTATTTTCTTTTCTATTTTTAGGTCTTCTAGTTCTTTTAAGATTTTTTCTATTAGGTCGTCTGAGATATTAAATTCAGCAGTTCTTCCGCTGGCAAGAGGTATATTAGCAATATCTTCTTTTAACTTATTTGCATCAAACATCCTTACACTGGCCTCTCTTATAGATTTCATAATCTTATTGGTTACGACTTGTTCTGCTTGTTCCTTTGTTATTGGGTATCTAAGTCCCTTAAGTGTTTGTTCTTCCAACCATTTTATTCTATCGTCTATCTTTGATATTATGTTCAAGGAATTTGCTGTCCTTTTTTCTATTAAAGATTCTCCTTTTGTTTTTCCTTTAAGAAATCTTCCTATTTGAGCTTTTCCCAATGTACTTTCTTGGGTTTCTAGCTTGGAAATCTTATTATTATAGGCACTCTTTATTTTACCTGCTCTCCTAGTTAGATTTCCTATGTATGAGTCGGCACTTTCAAGACCATGCTCTCTTTCCAATGTCTTAATATGTCCAACGAACTCCTCCCCATTTTCCCCGACAACCTTGCCATAGTTTCTTACATAGTCGGAAGCTACCTTATCCGTGAACTCTCTGGCACTAAATCCTGCGCCTTTTGCTACTTTTCCGAACTCATCGAGTGTTAGAGCATGGATCCAGTAGGATACTTCATCATCAGTTAAATTCCCCCCTCCAACCTCGGTATACATCTTATTCACATAGTCTCTAAAACCTCTAACTTCCTCTGCCAACGGTCTAATATCCTCTCTAACATACGCCAGGGATTCTCCAGGCTTGGTGTGTTCCATAATATCCTCTACTTCTGCCATTACGGATTTGACTTTAACTATGTCTTTACCGCCAACCTTAAATGCCTCTTTCTCTATTCTCTTTAAGGAGGCATTTGTGTAGTTGTCTACTTGAGCCAACTTATTTTTAGCAAGTCTTTTGATTGCAAATGTTTCTGTCAACTCGGTTTCTAATGGGGTTCCCTTTGCCGCAAGAGGTACTAGGTCGTCTTTGAATATTTTTCTAAAAGAATCTATGGTTTTCCCAACCTGCGTTTCCCCAAGTTTGCGCAGTAATGTATCACTTGTTTCATATACTGCTTTACTAACTCCCCTTGGCAGTAAGGACTTGCCGAATACATTTATCAATCCTCTTTGTCCTAAAGCAGCCTGTTCTGTTGCAGTACCTCCTAACTTTTCAACAGTTCGTTTTCCAGCAAATTGAGTTCCCTTCTCTACAATATCTCTGGCAACATTAGTTGTTGCCTTCTTTGCTAATGCTTCAAGGGTTTCTTTGCCTGCGGTCTTGGCAGCCTGTTTTCCAAGCTTGGTTAGACCACCAGTAAGATAAGTTGATGGGTCAAGAAATATATCTCCAGCAAATCCAGCAATCCCAGCGACAGAAGGTTTTATAGGACCAAGCTCAAATAATGGCTGGTCTGATACTCCCGCTCTGGTAAGGACCTCTTTATATCCCTCTACGCCGCTTAGATCCTCTTTTGTAAGTCCCTGTCCTGTCAAACCCTTACCAAGTCTTTGTCCATAATTTCCAAGAGATTCCATCAGTCCCTTGCCAGATTGTATATCAGCCGCAATACCAGAAGTCTCTGCCGATCTTAATAGTCCTATTATTCTTTCTAACGCTGTGGGTTGTGGTTTTGGGGGTTCTAATCCCGATTCGCTCGCTATTTCTAGTAGTTGTTTAAGTCTATCCGAATCAGTTTTCTTTTTTGTAGCATATAGTGGCATTTCATTATTGCGAAACTACATTTCCTTCTTAATCAACCCAACGTACTTTGGTTCCCCTTTTACCGTATCTCTCTTTTTTATATCCTTTTGCAATCATATCTTCTTCCTTTGCTTTTCTACTTACGAACTCATTTAATTTGTTTCTGGCTTTTTCTGCACTTTTTTCTTCCTCAGTTGGAACCACATTTAAACCTTCCATTGGTTTAAATCTATTATATATTCTTCTAGAAGCATCCTCTGCGGTTATATTACCTGAGTTCACCTCCTCATATAAATCATTTGTAAATTCTTTATAATCTTCAGGGTCATCAATCGCTCCCATTTTTTCAAGATTTGCTCTTATGACCCTTTCATTACTTGTGAATTTATCAACATTACTATTCTTTTCTTCAGCTGTTATTTTCAAATCTCCTATATTTTTATCTTTGTTATATAACGACTCATATCTATAAGCTTCATCTGCTTCAAATTGTCTTTCTTTGAACATCCTATCCCACTCACCCTGTAGAGCGTCAGCATTAGCAGCATCCTGTTGGGCCTGTGCGTAAAGTTGAGTAGCTCTAGCTTTTAATTGGTTTGCACCTGCCTGTATCACCTCATCTATAGATGCTTGGTTTAATTTAGTCTGAGCTGTGATTGTACCCATAGTTTGAAGGTTTTGAGCACGGGCATTTGCAGTTAATTTATTCACTTCAAATGGGTCTACCATTCCTCTTGTTCTATCCCTAATTCCTTGTGGGTCTGAAACCATCTGTCCCATGACATTTCCCGTATCTGTGGCTAATTTAGAGACCCCCCTGGACACTCTATCAGCTCTGACAGCCTCCATAACCTTATCTCCTAAGATATTAGAAGATGCCTCTATTCCCTTACCTTGAGTCATTGTAGCTGCGGCTTGTTCTTGTAACTTTTTTATGTTTGTAAAATCTTGTTGCATCACGGGCATTTTTAATATCCTCTCAAAGCAGCCACTTGGGATGCTTTCTTAGCCTTCTCTGTTAAAATTTGGTCTCTTAAAGTTTGGTCTCTGGTCATTCCATACTGTGCTTCTCTTACACCCAACTCTCCTGCCTGTAGTTCCTGTGCTGTTGTTTCCCTAGATTTCAGTTTCTCTGCTTCTAATGCTGTTAGTTTTGTGGCGTCTGTTTCGGAAACTATGCCACTTTCCGCCCTTAATCGAGCTAATTCTGCGGTGGATTTTAACTGACTTGGGTCTGTAATTCCAGCAGTTTGCATAGCTTGTTGTTTAGTATAATCCACCTCTGCGGGAGTTCCTATTGCCCTTACTCTGGCTTGTTCAGCAGCTTGTCTGGCAAGTTGAATTTGCTCTATATTATATTTCTGTGTGGTTTCAGCCGTTGTAGTTTGAGCCTGAGCACCCCTTTCAATCTGGGATAGTTGCATTTGTTTTTGAGCGTCTTGTTCGGCCCTAGTCTTAGCTCCAATTCCCGAAGTTAATACCCCCTTTTGAATCTGGTCAAACTTCAAAATTTCCATTCTCTGTCTATAATCTTCTGTCTTAGCAGCAATGTCCTCTCCTTTAGTTGAGGTTATATCCGCTATTCTGTTTATAAACTCTTCTTCATTTTGGGCTGATTCCAAGTTGTATTTAGAAAGCAATGATGTAGTTTCTTCTTCTGTGGTTCTTATATAGTTTAGAATATCCTCTGCCGTTCGTACCTTTCCTGCTTGTAAACTAGCATTTAGCTCGGCTGTTTTTCTATCGTAATATGGAGTTATTTCTTGTAAGGCTTTATCTAAAAATGCTTGTTTTTCCTCTGCGGATAAGGACAAATAAGGAGCTAACTCCTCAATCTGTCTGTCCATATCAACCATTTGCTTAGAAATAGCCTCTATGAGTGGTGCGGATGCTCCACCTATAAAATTCCAGTATTCTTCTGTACTGGAAAACCCAGCCTTTTTAGCCCGTCTTTTAAACTCATCTGGAGTAATGCCCAGACTTGCTGCCATTTTAGATTTTGAATAGTTTTCTGTTGCCATATTCTTGTTAATTATACCTGTTTTTCAATCTCTTTAGTAGGGACTGTCTTTTTTATAACTTTTCCGCCTTCTACCTTATAACCTTTATATGCCCATGTGTCGGTTTCCAGTAACTTAAAAATCTCAGGTTGAGTGGTAGGTTCCCAGATAGCAATAGCTTTTCTGCCTACTTTTCTTAATCTTCTAGCCCTGTCTCTACTTATAACTTCCCCTCTGGCATCTTCATATCTATCATGTTTCCATTGGCATACTATTCTATCTGTGGTATCTTTATTGCCAATCCACATATTGAGTTCTGGTTCTGGATGAACACGTCCATGAATAACTCCAACTATCTCACCTTTTATTTTCTCGTAAAATATAATCATATATTTGGACTCCTTGTAAAAATAACTACTAAAAAATTATAATCTACTGTCGTATCTTCTATCTCTATAACTATAGTCGTACTGGTAATGTAGTAATCTATAGACTCTCCGCTATTCGACCTATCTAAAGGTATTCTTCTATAATACTCCGCCCCATCATTTAAAAGAATAAATATCCACACCTTAGGAACATATCCGAGATTGTGAGTATAAGTTACACTCGCACTCCCTGTGGCTATACCTAAACTTGGTGTATTAAAAATAGAGTGAGTTGCCAAATCACTACTAAAACTTAGATTAACATTAGCAGTAGTATTGACATCAAATCCTGATTTAGAAATCTTTGCTATATATCCCATTAAACCTCATCCTTAAAAATATAATAAAACCCATCTATACCTCCAGCTATGGTAGTAAAATTAGTGTTACCCACCACTATATCTATTCTATCAGAATATATTTTTGTGTATCCGTAGAAGGTTATGGTCGCTCCAACCTGTTCCCAATCGTGTTGATAAAATTCGTTGGTAAGAACAATATCCGGGTCGACCCAGTTTACATATTGAGAAAACACTAATACAAAAGGTTTGTATCCTAAATTGTGGGTTACAGTAAGTGTGCCATCATTTAGAGTAGTAAACGTCCCATAAGAATGAATCTTAAGAAGGGGATAGCTGGAGTGTAGATAAAAATCATCCATTGAGGTAGAACTAATGTCTTTACCTGGCTTAGATATCTTCATAACGTAAGCTGAGGATGGGCTAGGGCTCACACTAGCACTTCTAGATGGGCTTATACTAACAGAGGGCGAAATACTAGGCGATAAACTTGGTGAAAAACTAGGACTTATACTAGGGGATAGAGATGGGGACGGAGAACTGCCTGGGGTATAGGTTATTTCAAGTAAAGCACATTTGGTAGAGTTTCCATCTTTAGAATAAAAACTTCCAGCCCCCGCACTTGTATCATCTAGGAATGTAAATCCCATTGCATTTCCGCTACTCCATCCCGCCCTATCTATTATTTCCTGTACTATGATAGTTAAATCTACTGTTGTATAATTTATATTACCCAAGTTAGAAACAGTAAAATCCCAATTCTTTTTAGCAGTGGTTTTAGTTCTTCCCATCGGGTCGCTGCTAAGGTCTGCTGTATTGTCCTCATCAATTCCATATATATCTATTTTTAAGGCAACATCCCCCGTTTCTGGAGAAAGACCGTCGGTTCTTAATGTTATACGAGCATCTGTTATTGTTGAATTACCTCCTATTGTTACATTTGTGAATCTAAAGGCCGCATCCCAATTATCAGTTGACTGTCCTATCCATGTATTAGCTCCCCCATAAGACCAAGTGCTTCCGCCCTTGTCCCCGTCGTTTTCAGAAGCATTTAATCTTTGTGAAAATGAAGCCATTAGGCATCTCCTTCATAAAATATCTCGTATTTAACATCTATAGTTCCAGCGTTTCCTGTTACATTAAAATATACATTTGTAGCATCTACATAAACTGACACATTGCACGGAGCAGAAAATCTGGCAGGACTAACACTTGGAGCACCACTCATACTTATATACCATCTCGTATTGTTTGTTACAGTATCTCTAAAATAACAAATAACTAAAGGTTGATAACCTAATCCATGTGCTACGGTTTGTGTCCCATCGCCTGTTTTCTGAAAAGAACTGGAAGTGGATGTCTTGAGGTGATTTAGTTCGCTGCTTAAAGCCAGTTGTTTGTCTGTTGCGGTATTAACATTGAATCCGGGCTTTGACAGTTTTATTACATATGTCATGCAGAGTTTCCTATAAACAACCTGTCAAAAGACCCGTCGTTCATAACAAACTTATCGTTATCTAAATCAAAGTAGGTTTTACCATCTGAGGATTGAATCTTCCCTGTTACTACCCTATCCCCATCAATAGTGGAACTATTAGAGTTTAATACATCTATAATACATCCCGAACCAGAGGTTCCAAGTTGTGCTATAGCCACTAGAACCTTAGTAGCTCCTATAGATGAAGAATAAGTTGTTGTTGTTAAAAGAATACCTGGTTTATTTCGGTCGTAATATACATAAGTGGTGGCTGCCATGTTTCCTGTGTTTCCCGCCGCTATAAGACCAGATGTTGAACCGTCTGCAAAATATATAGTCCCCGCCGCCCACGCTGCGGTATCAAAGTCAGTAGAAGAAAATACTATATTAGTAACAGGATTTAACATTAAGTTCAGAGTTGAAATATCGTTTCTGACATCTTGCGCATAATTTGTATAAGGACTTATTATGGTTCTTTGCATCAGGGAATTAAATCCCAAATCGCTATAATTCATTCTTTCTCCTCTTTACTCTCTGGGAATTTAGGCATAAATCCAACTTCCAAACTATGTACTTCGTACATATTGTTTTTACTCATTTCCTCTAAAAGAAACTTAATTCTCTTACCAGAGGCGTTAAATTTAACTAAATCGGAAAATCCATTTAATTCTCCTACGGGTTTCCAATCCATAGAATCTACTTTGTATTTTACTTTAAGACCACTCAGTTTCTCTCCGTGTGCCCATAATTCTCTAAAATCATCTATTTCCTTTGGTCCAGAGCCATAAAACCAAGCAGTTTCAATAAAAGAGGAGAATACTGTATCGTTCTGCGCTCCTGATGTAAACATCTGATATATCTCTCCATCATCGTTTCCGATAAATAGTTCCTTGCCTGTAGATTCAGTGAAAATGTGCATATCCATTACATTCTCTCCTAAAGTCATTCTTGTCCAGTTATTTTGTAAAATGTTGTAATCTAAAACTACGTTCACTAAATCTCTACCGTCAACGGTTACATCTCCGATATAAATATATAAATGGTCTTTACGCACCTTAGCTTGAATTGAGGACAGATTTGCGTTAGGAATGGCGTCCCAATAATCTTGAACCGCCAAACTTACCTTCATGTCCTTAGACCCGTCAAAGACATACATTCCGTCATGGGAAGGAAAAAACAACCATGTACCATATTCCGATATTCCATCATGAGAAACACACCCATGTCCAGAAACCTGGTAACGGGCGTCTGCTAACGTAAATACCCAACAGGAGTTCTGACATCCAACAAACATATTCTCCCCAGACTTTCCTACCCCTGTAATGACATCATCAAAAGTAATCCAATCGTTGGTTATATCCCACGTTATTGAGCCAGAATCTACAGTAGAGGAACGATAAGCACGGCTAATATAAGAAGTTGCACCAACTACACAGTTTAGAACGTAAATTCTCTGTCCAAAGTTTATTATATATTTGGCTTTGGGGGCAGAAGTTACGTTAGTGGATGTTGACCATGAGGAACCGTTATACGACCTTGTAGCATCTGAATAATTGCAGGCAAATAGAGTATCTAATGCAGGTGAATAGGCAAATCTTACCTTGCTTCCTGCTGTAAGAGATTGAGATTGAGTAGTCCATGTTCCATTTACGTCTTTATAAATCCCAGCGTTAGAAGCCCCGTCTATTGCTACAATATGCTCATGGGTCCCATTTACTCTTTGAAAATCAAATCCCCCTAATATATTCTTAGAAGATATTATTTGTGCATTCTTTAGTTCGTAATCACCTGTCTTTTTTAAAACTCCTATCTTTGTAGTGGTAAAGTTTTGAATATCTGAGGACTCCCCATCTTCAATAAGAAATGGTGATGTGTTTCTATTTATTCCTCCTGAGAGGTATATTGTTGAATATTCCATAGTTTACTCATACATATCGTCGCCAAATCTCACCTCTATATGCTCCTTAGTCATTTGCTGTCTTGATTGGGCAACGAAATCTATATATTCGGACAAAGAATCTTTATACAAGGTCTTAAATGAGGTAGCTCTTACTGTATCTTTTGATAACCAAGTCTTATAAAGAGTGTAATTTACCAACACATCTCTTGCCCCGTAAGGAAGTCCATGTTCAGAGGATTCTGTGGTCATGGAAGTAGGATAATCCCAATACCAAATATAGGCATTAGCAATATCATCGGGAAGTACATAAAAACTAGAACCTCTTATACTGACCTTAGGTTCGTAGGAAGAATAAGTAGTTCCAGGAGACAAAGCTCCCTCACTTGTGTAAGTACATTTGTACGCTGTATCTGCCGTAGGACCTGCGTCTATCCTTATAAATCCCAAGAACCTGTCTGGTAAAGTAGCAGTTCCACTACTGAGTGTCTTCACAACGTAATTTTTTCTGTAATCTGGAAATGACTTTATTAGTTCCTGAGTTACTTTTCTTACGCCGCCTCTTAGATAATTATAAACCTGACTTCTTTTTAGGTCTTTGCCGTTAGTATCTCCAAAATCCTCTAAAACCTCATCTCCCATAGACCTTAGTGAATCTTCGGTATACCCAGTTCCCTGTACTGCTACAGAAAAGGAGGATAGCTTGGTAGTAGTTTCATTGTAATACTTTATTTTGTACCAAGTGGATTCTGTTCCATCTGAATCTGAATAAACGGTACTGTCTTGGTCTAAAGTCAAATCTGTCGTACCAACTAAACTGTATGTTCCAGATTCCGAAGTTGCACTGTAAACTTTAACCTGATTGTATCTTATCTGGGAAATTGAAGTTCTAGCCGAGTGAGCAAATACTGGTCCTGTGGAATGACTTAACGTAGTAGTACCTGAAACCCCCGTTAATTTAACAATTTCTGTAGTTTCCTCTCCCAAAGCACCAAACACTACATAATCGTTTGTAGCAAAGGATTTATTATTCTCTACTGTACAAGAGGTCGCTGCTGCTGCTACGTCTGTGGCAAGTCTTGTTTCTTGTCCGTCTAAATCTGGGTGCTTAACAAAAATTTCCATAAAACAATTATATCACTTTAACTGACTTTAGTAATGACTGGAGGATTATCAATCACCGATATTATTACATCTCCTAAGACGGGCGGACTGGGACTGGGGGATTCAGAAGGACTTATTGACACACTTGGAGAAACGCTGGGGCTTAAGGAAGGACTATACGACGGGCTTAAGCTAGGGGAAATACTTGGACTAATGGAAGGAGACAGAGACGGACTGAGCGATGGCGAGATTGACGGAGATAAGCTGGGGCTTATAGAGGGCGAGATAGAGGGACTAACACTAGGAGAAATGCTAGGAGAAATACTCACAGACGGAGAGACCGAGGGGCTGACGCTAGGACTTATTGAGGGACTAAGAGAAGGACTTAAACTAGGAGAGATGCTGGGAGAAAGCGATGGACTTATACTAGGACTTACGGAAGCACTAGGACTTAAAGACGGAGAGACGCTTACACCCGTATAATTAACAACAAGTTTTGGGTCTGTAGTAGTGCCCGCAGTATCCGCCAATATAAAAGTTATATTCATATACTTATTGGTAGTACCAGAAGGATTATATTCAGTATTAGAAATATCTGCTAAAAATCTATATGAGAACTTAGTTATACTTGTTTTGGATATACCAGCTAAACCATCTGCATTTAGTGTTATATTATTATATGTGGATGAATCGGCAGTTAAGGAAGCCACAGTTATACTACCAAAACTGGTAGAGCCGTGATTTGCTATATTATAATCAGTGGCTGTAAGAGATGTATTACTAGCAGGAGTAACAGAGGCTATAGCAATGGAATCCGAGAAATCATCATTTTTTGAACTAGTAACAAAACTACAAGTAGCGGAAGATATAACAGCACTAGAAGTCAAAGAGGATGTATCATACAAATGTATTATTCTCCAAAAAAAACTCCATGAATCTTCAACAGCAGTAGCGGATATATAAGTCCTACCGGTAGCACTACTATCGTCTGCTGAAACCCCCGAACCACCGAGCATATTTGCCCATGTGTCCGGACCCGCCGGGCCTCTAACTTCTCCATCCACTGAAGTACTTTCTACATTAGGGTCAGGGTACGCAGTAAGGGTATCAAACCCTAAATTCCATGCGGGCTTGAAATTATTTGCAAATAGGATATCCCAAGCGTGCATTAACACCCAAATAGGATATAAACTGTAGTAAATTCTTTTAGTATATTTATTGTGGGTTCTAAACTCTCTTTTATAACAAGTTCCAATCTTAGGTTCCCATGCCAACCATTCAATAAAGTTAGGGGCTATCTTTATAATCTTACTTTCACCTACATCGCTACGTTTTCCATGTATTCTAAAAAACCACTTACCTAATTTAGTATTAACGAATTTTAATAAAAGGTCGTGGTGGTCTTCAAAGAACTCTTTTCCGAATAGATATTTGCCTCTGTTTAACATACCTGTATATTATACCTCAAATTAAGTATTATTTAGAGTGTGATTCAATTTCCTTGAGTTTGTTTAGACTTTCTTCGTCCCAACCAGTAACTGGGGCAAATTTCTCAACAAGCCAGGAAACTGGATAAATCTGTTTAGGATGCTTCTTGTGCCAGAATAGGTCTCTGACGTTACTCTTAGTTCTTTGTGTTTCCCTGCCTGATAGTTCATAAGGGAATCCGAAATCAAGACCCTGTGTTCTAAACATATGAGCATACCAAGTCCTGTGGTTTACCAGTACACGTCCTCCTGAAAGCCATGTAGCACACGCTACCTGTAGTCCCTGATTACCCCAATTTCCCAACTCCTCGCCCCCTAAATCAAGTTCCCAGAACTTCTCTCTGGTACACATGAAGGAACTGCCTTGTAATGACATTGTTTCAGTTAAACCATTGTCATAAACGGGTGTTAGTGCTACACTTCCATTATGGAAACTACTTGTTTTCTCATTGTAGACAAACTCTCCCCCGAGTACGCTGTTAAATTTGTTAATAACATCGGAATTGATAGTACTTCTGGATGTTGGAATTGGAAAGGGCGGATAGATAAGGGGGGTTATGGTAGGTGTACTCATCTCCGAAAGGAAACCCTTGCACACAGAGTTGCTTACGCCTGGTTCGTCGGTCCCGTTCCCAGAGGTAGAGGAAAGAACATTCCTGTTATTGACCATATCTGTAAGAATAGGAGATGTTGTAATCCTGTCCACTTGAGACTCGTTTCCGACACTGACAATCTCCTCAACTCCGACGCCCCCGCTACTGTCAACAGAAGAAAGACCCACTGTATTCACGGACATGTTCTCCCCGAACCTAAAAAAATTGGAACTACTGGTAAATTGATGAGAACTTGTAAGGTCTGCAAGAAGGTTTACGATGCTAGAAATAAGAGATGGTTGCGTCCCGATTTGCGTAGTAGAGCCACTATCCTTCAAAGAATCCGACGCAATAAAGTCAATTGACAGGTTATACCCAATAATTATACCCTTGTCGTAACCCTTTCTTTTCGTAAGTTCGTTATTATAGGCAAAATGAGGTTCCGAATCAAAAGAGAACGAACTGCTGTTTGGTCTTGGTTTACCTATCCACATCATTTTTCTTCTCATAAACCTTGAATCATTGCACCCACCACATCTTTGGGGAGTTGGACCTTGATACTTCCTCCAGCCACATCTATGGCAACGCCAATCAAAAGCATGTAGATTTTTCATCGTAGGAACCATAGTTACATTGTCCCCACTTATCTTAAATGCCTCTAACATCTTACGGTCAAAACCTTTATCAAAGGAACAGTGGGCGTCAACTTTCATGATATATTTTGACTTACTTAGCTTACAGGCAAGATTGGCTCCAGCCCGTTGTCCAATAGGTTTACTAACATATATTATATTTACTCTATCATGTTGAATAATGGGGGGTTCAGACCACTTTCCGTCTAACAAAACTATAATATCTGTGTCGGCTTCAATGTTTTTAAGGGCATCTTCAATAGTATCTTTGAGAAATATTTCCGACCTTGCGGGGATAATAAGACTTAATTCCATTTAAATATCTCCTTCAAATTCCAACCAGAAATCCAACTTATAGGCACTTCCTGCCAGTTTACAGGAACATGCTTGAAGCTGTCCAGTGTGCATTTAGGACCACTAAAGGTTCCGTTGTGCCTTATATCAATAACAGGATACTCTGACTGCCAGATTTCAAAGTCATCATCAGTTAAACCGCCACGTTTCTTCTTCTTAGTTCCAGGTTCATACCCCCACTTTCTGGCAAGAGATGGTTCACGACTCTTAAAAGCGTCTATATTCTCATCTATTTTCTCCATTCGCAGTCTATAGTGGGTGAGTGCTAATTCTCTATTGGAACACAGACAGGATAGAGGAAGCATCCTATCATAAGTAATAGCCGTATTTGAACCAAACTCCCACCTCCATACGTTGCTGTTATAATAAAATATGTCATTTCTTGTGGGTACAAATTTAAAATGTGATTCAGGATAAAGGACGTCATGTTCCGTAAAGAATACATAATCTGCCGAGCTTTTCTCAAGTGCTGTAATTATCTGTTTCACATATGTAACATAACCCCTTTCACCCTCAACCACAGTATTTTGTCCAAAATCCATAGGTTTAAGAGATACTGAAACTATAGGTAATTCAGAGTCTAATATGTATCTTTCAACCACGGATTTAATTGGTTCTCCTATCTTATTATCTGTGTAAAAGACCACTCCGCCGTTCACAGATAATTCTCCTTAAAGTCTTCCGCAGTTCCCCAATAAGGCAACTCTTTAAACTCCTCTTCAAAAGTATTGGTGTGTTGCCTCATTCCCTTTCCTGTCTTAAATGAAACACAGGGAAACTCGGTTTCAAAGGTTTCATAGGAATTAAACAATTTCTTACCCCTTTCCTTTGGGAAGTTCTTTTCCTCCTTACTCCACTGTGGGGCACCCTCAAAGAGTTCGTTTAGTCTTTTAAGATAGTATTCTCTATTTATTACCTGAGAGAAAGTAGACATAGTTTTCTTATTAAAGAAATCTCTTTTATACTTTAGAATGTAAATATTGGTGTTACGATAACAGGCATTACTTGGGGGCGTAAAGTAAAAGTAATCAGGAGAGTAAAGACAGTCTGCTTCGGCCGATATAACAAAGTCCGTAGTTGCCCTCTCACAAGCTATCTGAACCTGTCTGCACATGTTAAAACCCGAAGCTCCGACATTTCCCACACAAATGTTTTCTCCGAAATCCATCGGTTTCTGAGATACGCTAATAATAGGTAAAATCCCACTTTTACTTAATAGGTCATCTTGTATCTTCTTCTCAAATTCTGGGGCTTCTCTGTTACTTGTGTAATAAATAATACTTGTGGTCATGTTTTCCTTACAATAATGCTTTTATAATCCAGAGTCTTCATCATGCAATATCTGTGGTTTCCGTCAAGAATAAGGTTTTCGGAATTTACTATCAAGGGTCTTTTCAATCCATTTTCCTTTAAGTCTTCATAAACTTCCATTCTTTCCAACATATAATTATTTAACATTTCTTCGGACCATTTCTTTCTATATGGCTTAAGAATCCTGTAATAACGAGTTTTATTATATTCAGTACCTCTGTCTAATTCCTCGTAAAATCTATCCTGAATGTGGTTTCCACAATCCAAACTATCTATGGAAACCCTCTCTATATAAGGACTCTTAAAACATAATCCCCAAAGTTTCCTAGCCCCAACCTCTCCCTCAATAGGAAGTTCGTTCACAAATCCTGTTTCATACCAATCCTTGAAATAGGCTCTAATATCGGTTAAGTCTGCCGAAGCCCAACAACGATTCGTGTGCCTTTTCTCTGCGGTAACGATTATGCAATAACGAGTTTTGTATCGTAGTTTATCCAAATAATCCAACCAATCATCTATCTTAAAATAATAGTGGGCGTTAGCCAACACGGTGTAATCAGCTACAGGAAGCTCGTCTATGCTTTTTTCCATCGGTAGGTTCAGTATTTTGTAGATATCCCAGTTCTTATCTCTCCAAGCAATACCCCTCTCCACCGCTCTCTTGTCTGAATCCACCCCCACTACATGTAAAAATCCCTTATCCTGAGCCAGTCTCAGGAATAAGCCAGAATTGCACCCCATATCCACTAAGGTCTGTTCACTACAATCTTCAGGTAAAAATGGTAAAACGAAATTATCCCACTTTCCCTTATTCCAGAACTTACTTTCAACCTCCATTTTGTCCCTTTCGGTCATAGGTTCTCCAGGCAACGCCTGATAAGTGGAGAAGGACTTCACGTTTCCTCCAAACATTCAGTAGCAAAAACCCACTCTGTATCTAGGGGAAGTCTTAGCAGACTATCAATACATCTGCCAACGTCATTTTTAGTACCGTATATGTGCCCGTGAAGTTTTAGCAACTCTAAGTTAGACTCATAAAAAGGTTCGTTCAAGAGAAAATTGTATTTATAGAACTTCTTTGTATAAGGCATATTCTTATCCCTATCTACCGCTCCCCACCAACCAGAATCATCTAAAGCTCTGACTATCTCTTTATTCCACCTCCAATGAGGAGCACAAAACCCATTAACAAAAGGTAAACTGTTACAAAATATTGTCTTTATCGTAGGTAGTACAATATCTTTTGTATATTTATAATTCCAGTTTTTAACATCGGAACCCTCGTGTCTTAAACCGTGAGTTATTATCTGCATCCAACCCAAATGTTCCCTAATCTTTTCAAGGAGTTCGCCACGAATAAGATAGGGACCCCAATCCATCTTTTCATCTATGGGAATAGTGAAAAGGGAAACCTTAAAGTTCGGGAAGTGTTCTTTCAGTTTTAATAGAATATCCAACCTGTTATGCACCACACTAAAGTCATGTAACGCTAAACAAACCTTCACTTATAAACCTCCAAATAACTGGAACCTCTTTTATGTCTGCTGTCTACTTGAACAAACTCTGGTATCACTGTCTCTCTAAATTTACAAAGTTTAATGCTGGAATAACCTATCCTATCCACTAAAATATTCTTTAATAGGTCAAAGCTAAATAGATTTATATTATCACCGTACAACACCCTTGTTAAAGGGTAATTGGTTTCCACAAGATTCACGCCCATTCTCATTACTCCTACCTTTTTCAATACCCTATAAGTCTCTCTAAAAGTAAACATTAGTTCCTTCCAAGTAAGACATTGAAAGACTTGCATTGAAACAATCCCATCAACGCTTTCAGCACCATATAGCCATGTTTTTCTTATATCCATATCTTCCTTATCGATATTTACAAGACCTTCAAACCTGCAATTTTTGCACCCTATATGAAGAAATATCATTTTATTAACCCCCAAGTGCTGGGCTTTAGTACAAAGAAGTTAGGTAGTTTATTTCCTACTACAAACTCATCCACCGCCTCCACAACTCCAAATTTAATAGTTCCTGCTGAAGTAGGTACAGACCGATGTACATAGTCATGTCCGCAAAATACTCCACCTTTTTTAACCTTAGGATACCAATCTATCAAATCTCTTTTAACCCCGTCATAAGTATGGTCTGCATCTATAAATATAAAGTCAAAATACTCATCTGGAAACTCTTTAACTACATTAAAGGAATATCCCCTATAAATCTTAACAAATTTCTTATCCGACATGGAGTTCTTAAAATTCTCATATTGCTTATCTAATTCCTCTTGGGTATGCCTAGTATCGTTTCTGCCTATAACTCCATCTTCTATCCAGCAGTCTATTGCCACGGCAAGTCTTGGATTATGCTCTATCATATTATTAAAATTCATTCCCATTCTTACGCCAATCTCGCATGTAGTGTCGCATTTGTATCTCTCCATATATTCCAACCATTTCCTAAACCACTTTTTTACATATAAAGATTTTAGTAATGCTATCTTTTCTTCAGCTAATTCCATTGTTCCTTAAAATAATAATCCCGTCATGTGCCAGTCTTTCTTCATTTGGAAGCAGATTTGGGATAAAAGATTCATATTGAGGAAACATCTTTCTTATCGTTCTAGTACGCCTGCAGTCCTCAATTATATAAATTACTTTCTTATCAAGAAGAGGCATGAGTGTTTCTAACAAGAATATCTGGTTGGCTACATGGTGGCAGGCGTCATCTATTACTAAATCTATATCGGTACCAGTTTGTTTAACCAGATTCTCTATATCCTCTTTAACGGTTTCGTCGCAGTAAAATGTCTTTATTCTCTCATCCTCAAATATAGACTCTTTAGCCTTATCTGCCCCATAAATCATAGCGTTAGGAAAGAAGTCCCTCCACATACGAATACTAGCCCCAATATAAGCCCCAGGAATGTATTTTATCTGTCTATTGTTTCCAACCCCAACCTCTAAGACCTTCTTAATGGAGTGCTTTTTGTCCTTTAAGTATTCGTAGTAAAATGGAGTATACATATGCCATATGTTCGGACATTTGTCCGCCCCATATTTCATAGCCAGTTCACAAAGTTCAGTTGATTTATACATGAGACTCCTTTAAATCAACTAAATTACTCAGTACCGTAGTGCTGGATTCTACATCTTTAAATCTGAATGCGGGAATAACAACACTCAACATATTACAAACCCCACTTAGTAACTATTTCCTTATTAAAATATAATATCCAATTCTGCCTATTGAAGTTTGTTTTAGTATGGCAACTGGTACATAAAGTGATAAGATTTTCTGGATTACAGTTCTTTTTGTTATAGTCTATGTGATGAACATGACTTCCGTACTGACTACAAACCCGACAGATATAATTATCTCTCTCACGAATACTTCTTTTATTAGTTTGACTTATTCTCCTTTTCATATCTTCCGACCACCTTTTACCCTTATTCCACGGAGTAAAACCTTTCTTAAAAGTAGTCTTTTCGGCAAGTGTTCTTCTTACCTTTTCAGAAATAGGGTGACCCATTAATGTTTTACTAATTTTATCCTTAATTTCCTGGGTTCTAGGTTGACCTTTCATAAATCCTTCCACTTAGGTATTAAAACCTCATTATAGTATCTCTCCCAAACCTCTAAAGAGTATTTCCAACTAGCCTCTCTATTAGATGGGTTCTCTGGTGAACCCTCCTGATGAGTCCTGGGGAAACTCCTATGTTTATGGGCGAACCAAGTGTTTTTATTAACTATCAACCTACCTCCCGCTTGCCAAGTCTTCATGCACACCTCAACTGAATCCTGATAAGTGGGGCCGTATCCTTTATTTTGTAATTCACCGATAATATTATCCCACCACTTACGCCCTATTATCCACATACTACCTTGAACAGCCTCGGTTTCCGATACCATAACATCTTTTTGCTCCTCATCACGACTTTTCCAACGCACACCGGCGAACTTTCTAACCCCCTCACTGACATTTTGAATAACCAACTTTTCATGCTCCACTGGGGGTATGTCCATTATTTTCCACTCAACAGGGTCAAGAAAGTATCTTTTAGCCGTCATAATCCAACCCTCCTTTTCTTTCGCTATTTTAAAGTTTTCCATACGTTCTTGCTTTACTTTTATATGTGTCAGTTGTTGCGTGACATTTTATGCAAAGCGTCCTTCCATTATCTAGTGCGAATCTTAATTCTGGGAATAGAGAAAATGGTTTTATATGGTCAGCGTGAAGTGTCCCTCCTCGTTGTCCACACCAAATACACGTATAATTATCTCTTTCAAAAACAGACCTTCTCCATATTTTATACTCTAAAGAACATCTTATCGCCTTATTTATAGGATATATACCACCTTTCCATGCCGAACCATTAGCTCCTCTATTTTTATAAATTGGCTTACCTAATCTCCATTGTCTAGGACCTTTATGAGACTCGCTTAGCTTTTCCTTATGTTCTTCGGTAAGCTTTTTGCCTAAATGAGCTACTCGAAGTTTCTCCCTAGTCTCTTTTGATGGTGTCTTTCCTTTAGTCCATGGGATATGCCCTTTTTTATATGTCATATTATTGGTATGCCTCAGCCATTTTTCTATCCCAACCTTGGTCAAAACAACAGTGTTCATCAAGTCTGCAAATAAGCTCTCCTCTGGATACTGACACTCCCGCATTTATCGCCCCCCGCATACCACGATTCTTACCTAGATGTACTATTCGTACTCTTTCGTCATCTACAATGGGGGTTTCGGGCCAGTAACCATCTAGTACGGGAATAATCTCCAGACCAGCTCCAAGACCAGAATGTGTTAAAAGAGACTCTATTGTCTTATGTAACAGGGGGTCTCGGTAACTAGGAATAACCACAGATAAAACTATATTGTTCACGATTTACCTTTCAAGAAAAACATCTTTCGCCCTATTGTTCTTGCCAAGAACTTAGAGATTTCATGTATTTCATTATCTGCTCGGTCGTTATTTTTTCTTTCCACTTCGTTATTTATAAAATCTACCATGTTCGTGATGTCGGAAACTCTATTAAACTTATTCATGTCTATCTTTCTATTTTCTTTTATGTATTCTTTCTGTTCCTTGAAATCCATCAAAATCCTCCCTCTTTACTGATCACAGCTTTTCCTGTTACTGCCGCTTCCTGTATGGCCTTTATAACTTCCAATAGAGAAACCTCCTTTATGTGGTCGCATATAACATTCCAATCAGCATATACTTCCACTCCCAAACTCATACATTTAAGACAAAAAGCCATATCGTCATTTGTAATTAAAACCCCAACTTTGTCAAACATATCCTCAAACGGAGCCCAACCTTTCTCTATCATCTTTATTAGAACATGTCTTTTAATATAAATACAACCTGTGGCTACAGCGTCCACTTTCTGCAATCCTTCTCTTTTCTCTGGGGGTACGAACTTAAAAGAAATTTCTTTTGGATATTTATCTTTATCCAGATAGTAGACATGGAAATGAAATCCCTTGCTGTTTCTTCCCGGATAGCACCCACCGCATACATCTTTATCGTGTTCCAGCATTGAAAAAGGATTTCTTAAAGGAATGTTGTCGTCGTCAAACATAAAAAGTATGTCCCAGTCTCCCGCAAGAAAATCCCTAACTATTTTATTTCTATTATTTGGTATTGGTCTTCCTGTGGGAAAGAAAATCTTGAAATCATACTTTTCTTTGTATTCATACATCCAGTTTATTAACGAAGTTTCAAGTCCTGCCTGAATTGTTCCTTGATTAAGTAACGCCACATAAACCTTAGTTCGTGTCATGACATCATTCTACACCATCTCTTCGTATATTTCAACGAAGAGATTTGGTGTGTGCTTACTACTCCTCGCTTGGAGATAAAGAAGGACTGACTGAAGGCGATAGCGAAGGAGATTTGCTCGGCGAGAGAGAGGCCGACGGACTTACACTCGGAGATAACGACGGACTCAAACTCGGGCTCAAACTTGGGCTCAAGCTGGGACTCGCACTCGGAGATAAACTTGGAGACAAGCTCGGAGAAAAACTTGGACTCAAAGAAACCGATGGCGATACCGAAGGTGATAAACTCGGCGACAAACTCACACTCGGTGAAACGCTTGGCGAAAGAGACGGCGACAAACTCACTGAAGGTGAGACCGATGGGCTTAAACTCGGACTTAAACTCGGTGATAAGCTTGGACTTAGAGATGGCGATAAGCTTGGACTCAAACTCGGTGATAGTGAAACACTAGGACTTACGCTTGGTGATAAGCTAGGCGACAAACTCACACTTGGAGAGACGCTAGGAGACAAGCTAGGTGATAAACTCGGAGAAGCACTCGGAGAAAGACTTGAAGACGAAGAAGGACTTGCTGAATTGCTAAATAAGTATACATCATCTACCTTTCTAAAAGTTAGAATAACAGTCATTCCTGCAAGAGAAGTTGGGGTTTCACTGAAATCCAAACCTATCCTATCCCCTGCATGAAACAAAGTTACAAACGGTTGAAGTGTTTTATTCTGTGCTACAGCAATCAACGCACCTGTTTGAACTGTTGCTGATGCCGCAGTTAAGTCTATAGCCGCTGAAAGTAAATCATTCCCACTTCCCACAGTTTCTGTATGTCTTAGTTTCTCTACCATTAAAGTTCCAACGGAAGCCGCCGTAGTGTGTACTTCCTGAACTTTTACTAATTCGCAATTAACGGGAACTATACCGACTGTCCTATCGGTGAAAGAAGTTGCCCCGTAATATTGAATTGTAAACGTATCTCTGCTATCTGCTTTAATATTTCTTGTTTTAATCATATTCTACACCCCCATTCCAAAAAATTAACCTTAATTACGCATCAACTGGTCTAAACTGCAAGGATACAACCATATTAGCAAGGTCTGTAGTAGTTCCTGTTGCGTTCGTTCCTACTCTATTTCCAGCCTCGAATATGTGAATATTACTTGTAGTTACAATCGTTCCTTCCTGAACCGTGTTAGCTGTTCCTTTTAGGTTTATTGTTGCATCCACTACAGCATCTCCGTTTCCAGAGGTTTCTGTACCCTGCAATCTCTCAATAGAAAGAGTTACGGCACTACCGTCGGTTCCAGCAGTTCCATGAACCTCATAAACCTTCACAAGTTGAGACCTGACTGGGCAAATGCCTACAACTCTATCAGCCACAGTAGAGGATTGAATACTTATTATTACATAAGTATCTCTTGACTCGGGACTTATCTGTTTTCTTGTTATCATTTTATTTCCACCACCTTTCAAATAAATAGAGGCACCCGAAAAGGATGCCTCTGTTAAATAGGTTACCCTCTTGCGAGATACTCATTTTACGTTTGAACAACGTTAAGGATTACTGAACGTCCCTTAAAAACGAGTGAGCTCTAGGTTTATCTGTCGTTAAGTCAGAGTACCAATAAAGTACTGCTTCATAAGCGTCAGAGCCAGAAACTCTTGAGAGAACTGCGCCGTCCCTATCCATCCAGTTCCAATCACTCATCTGCATTATCTGCAAATGGTCAGTGTCAACGAAATAGACATTATTTGGTGAACAATCCCCATCAGCTACCCAAGGAATCTCATTGTACGCAAGAGCCATAAAGCCCCCGTCCAACTTAAGAGTATTCACAAATCTTTTATCAGCAACCACAAGAGCTGCATAAGCATCTCTCATAGCGTGGTCTGAAATTATAAGATTTGTTTTACCCCCATTTGCTTCAACCGCAGTTATCTGTGTTTGAATCAATGCGAGTGTCATATCTCTTAATGTACCCCCGTTACTATCAGTGGTACTTGTAGAACAATTCCAATAAGGATTTGTGGTTCTTGAGATATTGTGCAACGTATCAACGTAAGTGTTGTCGTCTATAATACCTTTTAGACCCATAATTTCCAAAGAAGGATTTGCCGTAAGTGAACCTCCACCAACAGTTCTAGCTCCAGTTCTAATTACCCAATCATTATCAGCTACATCAGCATTTGCCGCTGCCGACAACTTAGCCGCTGTAGAAGATGAAATTGTGGATAATGTCAAACTAGCTCCAGATGTCGTTATATCTCCAGTTGCTGGGTCTAGGATAGACACCAACATACCTTCTGATAACCAACGTGTACCTGGAGTGTCAAGAGTTAAGGTAACCTCAGTTCCTGGGTCTCCGTTAATCAAAGCTCTCACAGCTGTACCGTCATTGAAGAATTGATAGTTAATATCTTTCTTCAAATCCTCTGTAACTCCTTTAATTTCGGACTCCAGAACTCTAACAATTGCTCCTTTGTCGTCCTTAGATGCCTCAATAGAAGGTCCAGATACTTGGATTCTTCCTCGGTTGTATTTAACAACTCCGTAAGGATTCGCATATTCTTGGTTTCCTGCTGTTGGAAGCCCAGTTTCAGTACCCGCACCGATACCAGAGTTTCTAGTAATGTGTGTGGTAATCTGCCACTGTTTTCCTGTTACATCCCTTTCATTTCGTTCTATCTTTGAAGATAGAATACGAGTGTTATTCAACTGAGTTCTTACCACTGGTAAGTAATCAATCTTTAGTGCCTCGTCGAAATTCGCTAAATTTTGTGCCATATATATTCACCTCCTCCAATAGTAAATACTATTTCTCGAATTACTTATTCTTTTATAAATTTAGGAATTTAGATACGGCTAAAAGCGTTCTTTGAGGCTTCTCCCCAGGTCGTTGGGGTTTTCGTTTCCCCAGGTTTCCTTGGAGCTTCGGTTGAGGTACTCTCCGTAGATGAACCTCCCGATTTGCCTTTCATTGCTTGCTTTAGCTGAGTGTCAAGATAGCTGTCCCAATGTAATCTCTGATACAAAACCTCCGGGTCATAAATTTCATTTCCAAGTGCTTGCATCTCTCTTAGAATTTCTAACTTGTCAAACTTTTTCATTCCATCCCCGCCAGGGTACTTTTTCTCAAGTTCAATCAATCTTTTGTCAAATGCTTCCTGAGACCTTTTCTGTTCCTCTGCTTTATCTCTCTGACCTAAAGCCTCCTGTATTACTGGGGATACTATCTTTACAATGGCATCCCGAACAGTTGGGTCAACATCTTCTAAGAGTTTGTTTTGAGACACCGACTCCTCAGCCGTTCTCTTATTCCTCTCCTGAGTCTCTGTATCCCGCCTTTTGAATTCAGCGAGTTCCTGAGACCTTCTTGTGAATTCTGGACCTATCTTTTGATAGTGGTCGTAAAGTTCGTCTGATGTCATTTCTCTTTCCCCATCTGGGAGAGATACTTTGTACTTCTTGGACTCTACTTCTGTCCCCTTCACACTTTCTGTTGACTGTTCTTTGGGAGTTTGGTCCTTTTTAATGGTCTTAGGGCCTGTAGACTCTACTACCACTGGACTTTCCGTTGTAACTTGGTCTTTAATTTCTTCCATAATTTGACTGCTTTCGCTTGGTCTATACTATTATATAATTATCACATTCTAAATGCAACTATTTCTTTTTTCTCTTTTTGACTCTACTAAATGTGCCACCCGAAGCATGATAAGCAATTACTTGCTTCTTTGTCCATTTTCTACCGCTAGAGCTTACATATTTATTCGTTCCGATTTTCTTGAAAGGCGTTTTATCTCGCCCCCCCTCTCGTACGATTTATAATAGTAATGGGATTTTCCACTCCAGAACGACGAGAAACCTCTTTTCTTGCTTCCACAATATCTTTATAAAGACTACTATTGGATATCTTGATAAGTAGATCACGAATATCTAAGAGTAGGTCTATTTGAATTCGGGTAGCCTGAGCCTCTCCAGCTAAAATAAAGGTCTTATCACAGATGTCCTCGTATTCTTTTCTAGTTTTCATCATATAATTATACCACCTCTTCTCTTTTTGGAAGTTTCCCCACCTGATATTGGAGTTGCATTGAGAACGTACTATCGTCCCTTGCCAACCATACAGGGGCTACTACTAGTCTCCATCTCATCTTCTCACATAATTCACTATAACTTTTGGCAAACTCCTCCGCCGTGAAGGTCTTTTGCTCTTCCTTTTTATCCTCAATCTTTTGATTGTCTGACATAAATACTCACCTCATTTCTATACTGCCGCTTTTAGATCAGCCTTAAACGCTTCTAGTTCGGCAAGTTCAATCTTTTTATTAGCGATCGCCTCGTCCACTTCGGTCAGCGTCACTCCCACGACTTGAGAGGGGAGTTCGCTACCATCTACGGCACTA